TCTTCTGAGGAATTCTAATGGCACAACCATCAACACGCCAAGGTCTGATTGATTATTGTCTTAGGCGTCTAGGTGCTCCAGTATTGGAAATCAATGTAGACGACGACCAGATTGATGATTTGGTTGACGACGCTCTGCAATATTTTCAAGAAAGACACTTTGATGGTGTTGAAAGAATGTATCTGAAGTATCAGATATCTCAGGATGATATTGACAGAGGAACTGCCACAAATCAGAGTGGTAGTTCAAATACTGTTGGTATCGTAACTACAACAGGAACTTCTACGAATGTTCCTGGTATGGGAACTGTTACTTCAAATTTTTACGAAACCTCAAATTTTATTCAAGTACCAGACTCTGTTGTTGGTATTGAAAAGATTTTCAAAGTTGACACCAGTGCAATATCTGGTGGAATGTTTAGTATTAAATATCAACTGTTCTTGAATGATTTATATTACTTCAATTCAGTTGAACTTTTACAATATGCGATGACAAAGACATATCTTGAGGATATCGATCATCTTTTGACTACAGACAAGCAAGTTAGATTTAACAAGAGGCAGGATAGATTATATCTTGATATTGATTGGAAGGCACAATCTGCTGGAGATTATATAATTCTTGATTGTTACAGAGCATTAGATCCCGCTTCATTCACTCAAGTATATAACGACAGTTTCTTAAAGAAATATCTTACAGCACTCATCAAGCGTCAGTGGGGTCAGAACTTAATTAAGTTTAATGGTGTCAAACTTCCAGGTGGTATTGAGTTAAATGGTAGACAAATATATGACGATGCAGAAAGAGAATTGCAGGAGATAAAGTCAAGAATGGCAATGGATTATGAACTTCCCCCTTACGACTTTATTGGATAATGGCACTTAACCCCTTCTTTTTACAAGGCTCTTCATCAGAGCAAAGATTAGTACAAGAGTTGATTAACGAACAACTCAAGATTTATGGTGTCGAAGTAACTTACATTCCTAGAAAGTATGTAAGAAAGCAAACCATTATTGAGGAGATCCAATCATCAACTTTTGACGATAACTTCTTACTAGAAGCATATATTAATAACTTTGATGGTTATAGTGGTGCTGGTGACATTATGACTAAGTTTGGGGTAAGTATCAGAGATGAGTTATCTTTAACTGTCTCCAAAGAAAGATTTGAAGACTTTATTGCAGTCTTCCTTGAGGATATGGATGATGATGAAATTGAAGTTGCTACAAGACCAAGGGAGGGGGACTTAATTTATTTCCCACTGGGACAAAGATTGTTTGAAGTTAAGTTTGTAGAGCATGAAAATCCTTTCTATCAGTTAGGAAGAAATTATGTCTATGAACTAAAATGTGAACTCTTCGAATATGAGGATGAAGTTATTGATACTGGTGTTGATGAAATTACTGATACTTTAGACCAAACTGGATATATCAAGGACTTGATCTTAGTATCTGCTGGAACTACAGCAAGAGCAACAGCAGGTGTTGGAACCAGTTATGTAAAAGAGATATTCCTCAATAATGACGGATCTGGTTATACCAGTTCTCCAACAGTGGTATTCTCTGCTCCAGATGTTGGTACTGGAAGAACAGCAACTGCAGTTGCAATCACAACTACCAGAAATAATATAACATCTATTGAAAAGATACAAATAACAGATGCTGGTCTTGGATACACATCTATCCCAACAATATCATTTACCGGTGGTGGAGGCACGGGAGCAGCAGCTACCTGTACCATTGCACCTAATACAACTACAGAAGGTGTCGTTACAATCACAGTAACAAATGGTGGTGTTGGATACTCTACTGTCCCATCAGTAACTATTAGCACCCCGACACTTTCCCCAACAAATACTGCAACTGCAGAAGCAGTCCTCGGAGTTGGTGGCACTATATCTGCAATCAGAATTACCAATGCTGGATCTGGATATGATGGTGCGGCAACTGTCACGATTGGTGCTGGTGCTACTGTTGGTGTTGGCACATTCTGGAGAAATGAGATAGTCACAGGTGATGAGTCTGGTGCTACTGCCAGAGTCAAGAGATGGTATGCATCTACCCATACACTCCAAGTTGGCATTACTTCAGGTACTTTCTATCCTGGAGAAACCGTCACTGGTGCAAAGTCTGGCGCATTCTACGAAATCCGAAATGAACAAGAGAATACAACTATCGATAAATATAAGCAAAATGAGACTATAGAGTCGGAAGCAGACGATATTCTAGACTTTACACAATCAAATCCATTTGGTAACTATTAATGTTAGGAACATACTACTATCACGAAATTATTAGAAAGACTATCATATCTTTTGGTACTCTTTTCAATGAGATTCATATTCAGCATAAGAATAGTTCTGATACAACTATCAGTGATATGAAGGTTCCATTGGCATATGGACCAACTCAAAAGTTTCTGGCAAGATTAGAACAGCAAGAAGATCTGAATAAACCTGTTCAAATTACACTACCAAGAATGTCATTTGAGATGACATCAATAGAATATGATGGCACCAGAAAGGCTGGAGTAACTCAGACTTTCAAGGCAGTTGATGGTAATAATATGAAGAAGGTTTATATGCCTGTTCCATATAACATTGGATTTGAGTTAAGTATTTTGTCAAAGTTAAATGATGATGCTTTACAGATTGTGGAGCAGATTTTGCCATACTTCCAACCATCATTCAACATGACAGTTGACTTGGTTGAGTCTATTGGTGAAAAGAGAGATATTCCAGTTGTTCTTAATAGCGTCTCATTCCAAGATGACTATGAAGGAGATTTTTCCACAAGAAGAGCACTGATATATAGATTACAGTTCACTGCAAAAACTTATCTCTTCGGTCCCGTTGCAGATAACCCAGAAGGTCTCATTCGTAAGGTTATTGTTGACAATTATGCCGACACTAACAGAACAACTGCGAAGAGAGAAATGAGATACACAGTTGTTCCAGATCCTATTAGTGCGAATCCTGGAGATGACTTTGGATTTAGTGAGGAATGGGAATACTTAGGCGATTCCAAGTCTTACAGTCCTACAAAACAATCTGATATTTGATAACACATGTCTGAATTTGATGCTATTGATGACGCTCTAAATGTAGAGAGTAGTATTGTTCCGTCTGAGAATACTCCCAAGAGTATTCAAAAACGCGAAGAAAAGACTGATATCTCAAAAGATTATGAATACACAAGAGCAAACTTATATTCTCTGATTGAGAAGGGGCAGGAAGCAATCAATGGCATCATGGAACTTGCTGGTGAAGGTGGCAGTCCAAGGGCATATGAAGTTGCAGGTCAATTAATCAAGAGTGTTGCTGACACTACTGATAAGTTAATTGATCTTCAGAAGAAATTAAAAGACGTAGAAGAAGACGTTAGTAGTAAGGGACCAAGCACTGTTACTAACAATGCTGTATTTGTTGGTTCAACTACAGAGTTACAAAAACTACTCAAGCAAGGTTTTCTAAATAATAATAAGACTGAATAGTAATAATGAAAAAATCCTGCAAGAAGGGTTACTACTATTGCTTCACTTCAAAGAAGTGTAAGAAAATCCCCGTCGGTTACCACGTCATGGGATCTGGTCGTTTGATGAAAGATAGCGATCATGAAGAGGGTAACGGTGGCGAAGAGTCCACTGAGACCACTAAGAATGGTAAGACTAATGGTAATGGCAATGGTGGTAATGGTAATGGCGGAGCAGTAAGTGAGGGATGGTCTGAGAAGTATAAGAAGTCTATCGACTGTAAGAACCCAAAAGGTTTTTCACAAAGAGCACACTGTCAAGGAAGAAAAGTGAACGAAGCAAAAGAAAAAGACCATGAAGTCTCAATGGCTAAGACTCAGGTCAAAAAGTCTATTGATAATCTTCAAAAGGTAGCAAAAGTTCTTGCTAAAAAATCCGATAACGATAACTTACCTGCTTGGGTTCAGGCAAAATTAACTGATACAGAACATAATAGTGATGCTGCCGCTTCTTACATGACTGGCAAGGAAGATCTTGATGAAGGTAAGCGTGATGGTAAGTCTGCCAAAGATAAGGACTACTCACTCCGTGACTGGTTTAAAGGTGGTGGATGGGTTC